GGGCCCCTCTGGTGCCGGGGGCGCGGAGGTGTTTATAAGAGGCAGGTTTTCAATTTTGGAGAAAAAAGAGGCTTCGGCACACCCCTTTTTGAAAGTATTTTAAATTTGTTTTACTTTCTTTTTGCCAGCGCTCTTTAAGTAGCGACTCAAAGTGCTTCGTGAAGGCATTCCATCCATTACCTCAATTTCACGCATTGTGTAATCTTGGATTAAATTAAGCTCAATCACCATTCGTTCTTCAGGCGTTAATCCAGCTTTATCAATCGCTTTAATGAGGTCTGCTCGTAGCTCTGCGTTAGCTACTTCATCGTCGGTAACAATGCTGTCCCGAGTGTAACCATTGCCTTCCAGAACGTCTAACTTAATAGGGCACTCTTTATATAAGTCCTCTGTACGGATTCTTTTCTCCTTCTTATCCGAAGCAAAGCTGTACTCAAACTTTGAACAACGAGCGAACTTATTCTCCCCACCAAAGTCTCCTCTGGTATCGTCTTGTAGATAGTATGTTGAGAGGATGTTTGCTAAGCTGTCTGGAACGTCTACGGCACCGAAGCGCTCATAATACATTGCCATAACGTCGTTACAAAACTCTTCTCTAACCTCAATTGGAACTTTAACTTTCATAATAACTCTATTCATTAACCTAATCAAAATCTTGCGGAAGTCATTACTCTTTTCCGCTGCTACTAAACTTTCGTAGTATGATTTATGAGGGGTTAATGAATTAGCCATTCGCAACCTCCTGAGCCATATTGATTGCTATTTCAGCGTAACGTTCCATTTGCTTTAAATCGTCCTCTCCGTTGTTGATTACCAATAGGTCTTCTTTAATGAAGCCTACCTCAGCGTCTCCGCTATTGTTTAAGTCAAGGGTTTCTCCAAGACTTTCTGCACGCTGTTTACGAATCAATCCGTCAGCGTCTACTTTAATAAGAATGAATCCAAACTTGTCCATAAGGACTTTGGCCTCGTTCTCGTAACGTACATCCGTTACTAGTGTGGAGTAGCCTCTTACCCAGCTTTCGTCAGCAGCCATTAGAAGGTGATTAATCCACACGTCTTCATCAACTTCTCGCATAGCATTACCAATTGTAACGTAAGCTTCTCTAGGCTTTTCTTTGTCTTCCTTATAAAAGAAGTAGTTCTTGTAGAGCTGTTTTAAGGGGTCTGCAAAGGCTAGTTTATCAGCCTCAGCAAATCCCATTTCAACAAGCTTATCTTCAAGCACTTCTGCAAATGTATCTTTACCTGCACGAGAGGTTCCACAAATTGCCAGTCTCAATTGCTGCTTCATTCGCTTCCCTCCTCAAGATATTTAGAAGCTTCTGCTTCCACTACCATTGCCTCTTCTTTAGCTTTCTCAACTTCTCCTAAAGGAACTAACACAAACTCTTTATCAAGGTGTGTTAAGCAGATTGCTACAGCGTCAGAAATGTCGTCGATAACTAAGTCGATAGGCTCATTCCAATTAATGTATTTAGTAGTGCCCATTAATACAGCTTCTTTCGTAGCTCTGCCATGGCCTCCCACAACCTTCTTAACAGTCGTAGGAGAGTATTCATAAATCTTAGGGAAGCCTTCGTTTGAAGCAATCATTTCTAAGACTCCAGCAAACTTCAACAAGACATGCTGAGTTGCCAAGCGAGCGATTGTCTGCTCCTTAACAACATAGTCTGGCCGATACGTTTCAAGAAGAATCTGAACAGCTTCAGCAAAGTCTTTCAATCGGCGCCCTACGTTATGCTTAGGGTTCGTACTAATAATGTCTGTATGGATTAGTGTAAGGTATCCAGAAGGCTCTCTGTCAATTACTGCAACGCCTGTCGATACACTACTTACGTCAAAGCTAATAAATCTCATTGGCCATCTTCTCCTAACATCATATCAGCCATATGCTTAGTGAATCTATAATATGATTCCGTATCCCCTATTTCAATCTCTTTAGTAGAGTAAGCTACAACATCAATTAAATCAAATGCCACTTCAAGACCTGTGTTAATATCTTTTAGAATGATGTTGGATTCTCCTGCTTCACGCTGTAAATAAGTTGCGTCTAACATTTCCTTAGAGAGCTCGCTGATGTGCATTGCTAGTGGTTTAATACAACTATCACAACGGAATTTGATAAACACTGCATAAGCCTTCTCCTGTAAGTTGATTTCTGGAATGCCATCATAAATGCTTTCGTTCATTACTTAACATCTCCTCTAATCTTCTTGATTTCTTCTAAGGCCTTCTGGTCAAACTTAGATACAGCTTTCTTCTCAAGCTCTTCTAATTCCTTGTAAGTAAGGCTGTTTGCCAAGGCGTATTTATAGTCGCTGAAAGTAAATCCGCTAAGCTCTAATGGAGGAAGCGTTCCTGCATGAGCATGTTCAATAGCTGTGAAGAAACGGTTGCGGACATCTTTCTTATCTTGTTCGGTAATATCTACACCGAAAACTTGTAAGTCTGGATTCTTCGCATAGTCTTCTTCAGTCATTTCCCAAGACTTGTGAGCGCAGTTTACATAGACTATTAGATACATGTCTAAGTCTTTTAGCATAGCATAGTTCTTAACCTGCCACACGTGTTTTGAGTTAGGCTGTCTCATAGAGAACTTGCTAGTAGCTGCTGGAGTTGTTTGTTTAGACTTAACCTCAAGGCCTACACGATACTCTTCTCCAGTGGCTGGGTCAGTCCAAATCATAATGCCGTCCATAGAGCCTCCAGTAATGAACTCCATACGGCCTGACTTATACTTCTTAAAGGTTGTCGAGAACTCTTCAAAGTGTGGGAAGCCTTCCTCAGTTCGTTCAAATCGGAAGTGGCACTCCTCTTTTGTGAAGCGTCGGTAATGTTTCTCCATCATTAAGACTTGTTCCTGAATCATGTCTCCTACCTTGGTACCAATCTGTACCCAACGGCTTTGGTGAGACTGCATTTTAGGAGGGTCTTTTCGGTCGCTTCCCTCAAGCTTATCAATAGCGAATAAAGTCTGCTCACGTAAGCATTTACCAGTTCCACTTGAGCGGAATACTGGAACGTTTTCTGGGAAGTCTTCAAAAGGATTTCGGTCAACTATTTTAAGATAGTCTCGCATAAGCTGGTGGTGTACGTCGCTATCGTATGTATAACCAGTTGCTCCCCATTTATTTAATTGGCGTTCAAAGTCCTCTGCGATAGTGTCTACTAGAGTCTTTCCTGCCGCCTCGTTAATTGCCTTTAGCCCTTTAGCCATTCTACATATTCCTCCATAAATTCATTTTTTGCTTCAGGGGATTTTAGTAGTCTTTCCAGAAGCATATCCATTTTCTCAATCATTGTGAGGGTTTTAGATTCCTCTTCACGTAACCTGATAGAGTGGATAACATTGTCTCTTTGAGTAATCCATTCAAGGTTGGCCGCTCGATTATCCTTCTTATTGCCGTTGATGTGATTTACCACATTACATCCCACAGGCCTTTCACAAAAGGTCTCTGCCACAATTCGATGGATTCTAGCGTTGTAATACTTGCCGTCAAGAGGTATTCTAACATGTAAATAGCCAGAGTCTTGGGGCTTTAATAACCTATTAGTCAACTTGTTTTTCACTAAACCTTCAGAACTAACCTCGTAAATGTCTGAGTGGATTCCCTTGAATATCAAAGGCTTCCAAAGTTCTTTAGTTGCGGTCATTGTTTAGCTCCTTCCTACCTGACTAGTATAACACAAAAAAGGGCTTTTGTCAAGCCCCTTTGAACACTATTGTTATTTATTAGCTAACTCATATTGAATAGAGTTTGATTTAAGTACCTTTCTAACGTTGGCTAAAGTAGTATTATGGATTATTACAGCTCTAGTGAAGGCTGCTTCAATCCAAACCTCAACCTCTTCTTTTTGCTGACCATATCCCCTATACGTGTTTAGATTTAACACTACCTTAAACTTAGAACCTACTGGAATGTCTTTAAAAATCTTTGAGCTGCTTTTATTACTAGTTATAATATACTCTTCCGTGGTTAAATTCACATTTATTCCTCCTATCTATTGCGCTCTTTCTCAAGCTTCACTAACTCTTCCTGAGCGTCTTCTAACATCTTCTGGTGGATTAGTAATTCCATCTTCAATGCGTCAGTGTAGCCAAGAGAATATTCTCCTGTAGGCTTTCCGATACGCTCAATGCTTTCTCGGATAAGCTTAACAGAAGTCTTTTCATGCCTAATCTTCTCTTTAAGGTTGTTCATTTGTGATAGGTAATAGCTCATTGGCTTCCTCCCTTTGAAAGCTCTTCTATAAGAGTTTTATTAATTTCCCAGTCACAGCTAGGTACAAAACTCTCTGTTTGGCTTTCAGACATTTCTGCATAGTAACATTGACTATCAAAGCTATCATAGTAGACAACTTGATATTTCCCTCCAACAGTTCCCATTATAAGAAAGTGTAATAAGTTGTCAGGGTACTTCCAGAAAGTTCCTACTTCTCGTGTTAATTCCATGTAAATTCCTCCCTAAAATTCAATGCCTTCAAAAACATCGGTGACAGCTTCGTCAGAGCTTTCTTCAACATATCCGATAACTGGTAAGAAGATACCCTCTACCTGCTTACCTTCGTTTCCTGAGCGGCCTTTAACAACCTCTACAGCAAAGCGGCTATCACAGCTATCGAAAGCTAATACATAAGCGGCGTCTTCAAGCAGTGACATGGTCTTTTTAACGTTAGAACGTTTTGGAATGTTTAGCTCACGCTCGTCTCCACCTTTTTCGTTGGAGTCTTCTTCAGCCTGTGTAATGGCATGGATAACAGTTTTAGTACGTCCTGCTAATAAGCGTAATTTCTTAGACGTTTCAGAAGCGTCACCACCTGCTGTCTTAGAAGTGTTCTTCTCATAATGCAAGTAGTAGAAAGGGTCGATTACAACAACGTCAGCACCGTTTTCTACAATGTCTCGTTCAAGCTGTTTCAACGAGCGGTTCATAAAGTCTTCATCATCCACTGCACGGATTGTGATAGAGCCTTCCAACTTGTCGTTTAAGCTGTTGATGAAATCCACAAAGTCTTGTTCTTCCTCAGCTGTATCGAAAGCTGCTTGAGTAAGGTTGGCAATGTTGAATCCTGCCAAGTAGTCAGAACCATTGATGCGGCTTTTCTTAACTTCATCACGTGCTGAGATGAAAGAGATTGCACGAGAAGCGAACTCATACTTAGGCATTTCAAGAACCCACATCAAAACGTTGGCGCCTTGTACAGCTGCTTCGATAGCTTCTACTAATGTGATTGTAGATTTACCACGGCCTGAGCGACCATACCATGTGTATACGTTGCCTGATTGATAGCCTCCACCGATAAGCTCTGTTAAGCTTTCAAAATGGCTATCCCAGAACTTAACTGAAAGACCTTCTTTACGCTTGTAGAACTCTTCAAGATACCATTCAGAAGCTTTCTCTAAACGTCTTCCTGAAGCTCCTCCTACATTGTGCTCTGCCTTAATCTGTTCTAAAGCTGCAATAGTCTGGTTGATAAATTCTGTTGGGTCGTCACTCTTAACAGAGTTTTCCCAGAACTCCCCTAAGTCTTGGTTGATAAAAGCTGCTGTGTCTACCTGTAAACGAGAGTTCTTTAAGCTTTTAGTAAGACTTGTAAATGATTCCTCAGTTGAACTTTGATAATCCAATTCAGGAACCTTTTGTAATAGCGTTTGATAAGAAGGTGCATTACCTTCGTTCTCACGACTAAATTTAATAATGAAGTTGTAGGCGTCTTTATGAATAGGTGATTGGAATAGCTCTTCACTTACTCCGTGACGGTTAAGCGCCTGTACATCATTTTCATTAATAACCTTTGATAATAGCATTTCAGCTGCAATTGAAGCCATCCTAATTCCTCCTATATTCCTCTATGTGAATCGCCCTCGAAATGATACACGATAGTTCGTTCACGTACACGGTCTGCTAAGCGTTCATCAAACACCTGTTCCAAGTAGTCAATTGGATGGTTACTTGTAAAGATTGATGGAAGCTTGTTTACCATTCGTTTGTTAATGATGTCGTGAAGGTCTGCTCGGAAAGCTTCAGTAGCGCTTCGATTACCAATTTCATCAAATACTACTAAAGGAGCTGACTCAGCTAGTTCCATCATTTCATAATACTCTCGTGAAGTCTTCTCTGCAATGTCCTTTGCGATTCCATTTCTAGTAAACTTATTGTAAAGCGTTTGGAAACTGTTTACGTCAAGGAAGTAAGCAGGCGGTTGTTTCATGTTTGTTTTACGGATTACCGAAGCTTGCCACGACATGAACATATACTCATTTAGAAGAGCAGCTGCTGTAGAAGTTTTCCCATTGCCTTTGTTCTCACTCCATAAGTATAGGTTCTTGATTGGCCGTTCATCTTGGTTTACGTTACCGTCTTTCACGAAGTCTCTCTTGAAGCTTCCTACATAGACTTCTAACTGCTTATAGATTTGCTCTTGAGTAACTCTTGCTGGAGAGTTGAATAAGAAGTTGTCTGAATAGTCGTAAGGAACTTTAGCGGCGCCGAACTTACCGCCTGTCCCAGAGCCTCCACACAGTTGAATATGTATATGTGAAAGAGTTGGATTTAGCTCTTTATCTGTCTTTCCTGTAACTAGTTTAAGCTTTTCCAAAAGTGTCTGTTTTCTCATCGGAATCCTCCTAAAAATTTCTACCTCACTATTGTAACACGTTTGTAACTATTTGTCAAGGCCTTTCATACTTTTATTTTTATGCGTGTGGTACCAATTTAGCTGAATTATTCTAGCAGTGCTTACGCCAAGCTTTCTTGCCATTTCCTTATTAGGGATTTTTCCATAGTTGTCTAATACGTATTGGCGCTCTTCTTCAGTCCATTTCTTATTGATACTTGATGGGTATTCTAACAAGCCTTGTTTACGCAATTCATAATACTTAGTTTTAATACTTTCAGGAGTCCTACCTAAAAACTCTGCTACGCTTTTGATGGAGCCTTCTTCAGGGTTCTGGTAGAACCATTCTAAATAATCAATGTCTTCTTGTGTCCAAGGTTTTTTATAGTTCTTCAATTTCATTTTAACATCTCCTTACTACTCCTTTAAGATAGCATACAAAAAGAGGCTTGTCAAGCCCCTTTCTAAAGTTTATTCTACTGTACCCACCAGAGTTTTCTTCTAAGCAGTTTAGGTTCGCTTATCTTACGGATTGGTGGAGCCTTTTTAAACTCTTGCCAATACTGATTCAAGTCGTATCCATCAGGCATATCATAACGGAATAGTTTATGAGTCTTCCAAAATGATTGGTCAATCTCTTCGGCTGCTAAGTTTCCTTTAGTGTCATTGTCAGTGCCTATGATGATGTTGTCAAGCCCGACTTTCTTAATAAGTTCCACTTGGTTTTCAATAAGGTTAGCAGCTCCTAATGAAATGCCTACGAAGCCCATCTCGTAAGCTGTCATAGCGTCTATCTCAGCCTCGCATATAACAACAGTCTTAGGAAGCATTTCATAGATTGCATGATAGCCGAACAACATACTTTTCAAGTGGTTGTTACCAGCTACATAGAAGAAGTCTTTAGAGTCTGTCCGACGGTATTTCAAAGCTGTTGCTAAGCCCATTCCGTTAATGTAAGGAAGACATACTTTATACTCGTCCTCAGAGGTTCTGTAAAGCTGCTGTGTCTCCTCTGAGATTCCTCTTCCTAATAGATACGGCGATGGATTATGGACAGGTATGTCAAAGATTGATTTCTCTTTCTTAACGCCTAGCTTAACAGATATTGAAGGAGCTTCATATGGTCTAGTCCAAAACTCTTCCTTCAACATTTCAAAAGCTGTTTCATAGTCCGTTTCGTGAAGCTCTGCCACAAGCTGTATGAAGTTTCCTGAGTCACCAGTTCCCGAATCTCCGAAAGTACCTGCAAAATCATTATTGTAGTTTACGAAGAATGATGGATGATTGTCGTCACGAAACGGTGAAGCAGCTATTAATCTGTCTTCCGTCCACTTTGCACGGTTCCACTCAAATCGTTCTAAATATTCTCTAATGTCTATGTGAATTTTAATGTCTTTTGTAAGGTGTATTAAGTCAAGCATTTACAAACCTCCATTTATATCCAGCGTGTATGGAGCCTTTTTTAATACTCCTTCTAATTAAACTCCTAGTGAACCCATTTCTCTCAGCTTCAGCCAATGATTTAAAATGGATTTTATTCCCTGTGGTTAAATCTAACCCCTCTACCTCTTTAGATAGTTTAGAGGCAACTCTATCTAGTCTTGTCCCATATGAGTTATTATACCCAACGCTACACCACTCTAGGTTTAAACTTCTATTATCTTTCTTATCCTCATTCTTATGGTTAACTTTAGTTTCTTTATTAGGGTTAGGTACAAAAGCAGTAGCTATTAGTCTATGAACTCTGAATTGTTTCTTAACCCCATTATTATAAAGAGTTATAACCAAGTAACCATCTTTATCTTCAGTAGGTTTTAGTTTCCCATTTAACCCAAAAACCTCTCCATCTTTGTTTACTGAGTAGTTTGGGAAATCCTCTAAAACAACATTATCCTCAAGCATTCCAACAGCTCCTATCTAATTCGGTTCGCATAAATCTTCTTCTCGGCTTTATCCACAAAGGTAACTTCAAAAACCTTTGAGCCGAATGTCATTAAGGTAATTTTATCATCTTTCGGAGCGTTCGTCAAGAAGCTTCCTCCACAAAGCGATGGCTCGCCTTCTACGTGGTTTTCATAAATTACTGTGTACATGGTTTCCATTAAATCTCCTCCTCATACTCTCTTACGATTTCGATAAGCTTCTTGACCTCTTCTGGAGTGCCTGCTGTACTATAGTCTGCATAGCATTCGCAGTCGTTTGTGATAGCTACTGAGTAAGGCTTGTTCTCCACATAAATATGCCCGAACCCATTTAAAGAGTGAGCTACCTCCACTGCCCAACCATTCTTAAAGACTTTCCTAAATACTGTCTGAGTATCATTTAAACCAATTTCATCATTCATCATAAGCTTACCACTCTTCCTCAAAGATTTCCTGAGCATTACTATAGCCTTCCCAATTGTCTACTCCTGCTGCTTCCAAAGCTTCTAAGAAAGCTGCTATCTTCAAAAATCTTTCATACTCACTATATGAAATTGCTACAAAGTCTTCCATAAAATCTCTCCTCTACATTAATGAATAAACCCAGCTTATTAAAACGCATATCCAAATGAATACAACAAGACACGTGAACAAAGCTGCTGGGACTATATTCCACAGGCATATATAAAGTAAGCTTACCCCACCTATTAATAGGATAGCTACTTTCAAGTCCTCAATAACCTCTCTCAAAATTACTCGGCCTCCTCTACCTCTTTGATGAATCAATCATAACACAGCTTTAAAACTTTGTCAAGCTTTTCTGAACAAAAAAGAACAGCCCCTGCAAAGGCTGCTCTAACTGAAAGGAGGTAGTGTCTTATGAAAGAGGTGTTTTAGAATAAGCTGATAAACAGCCAATGCCTTACAGACGGAATCGAACCGCCTCACAGAACTTATCCAAAGGGGACAACATTCTGTATCCCGAATATAAGGCCACTGGTAGCCAACTCCAGCTTCAGAAGACTTCACTAGGGAGCTACTCTTGACTTCTTGGCTAATTCGCTGTTGGTGACCTCCCTAAAGGCCATGGTTAACAGCGTATCAATAATGTTCAACCTTTTGGCCGAGGCAGTTGGACGCCTCCCATTACGAGTGTAGCTAGTTTTGGCCGAGGATTGCTACTACCCTCCTATGATTCACAAAATGCTCCGCTCCAAGACGTTTAGCACGCTTCGGAAATAAGCTTTACAGTAAAGGATTATTGAGCGTTCCCTTTACCAACCCTCCTAGGTACACTTCCAGACGCTGTCCGAAGTGCTTTTCGGGAAGTATGTAAGGCGCCAGTAGAGGATTCGAACCCCTTTCCCAATCAGCCTCCGACAAGCGCTATAGGAAGACTGTTGTGCATTAACCTAAACTATGCTAACTGACTGGTTAGGGATGTCGGGCGAGGCTTTGGTGAGTAGCTAGCTCTCCTTTGCAGTCGGGGACTTCCCTTATGTAACAGCAGATAAGAAATCCATCTTACCTACTTTATGGAGTTATTTACGTTTACTTTTGGCACGCATTTTAGCAAGGCGCTCCATTTTCTTTTTAGCAGCTTCCTGCTCAGCTTTCACAATGGCACGGTTCCATGCTTTCTCACTATTTCGACTTTCAACATTCATTCCACAAACCTCCATAATACTTATTTGAACAAGCAGTGAAGGAATCGAACCCTCTCTAACAGTTTTGGAGACTGTTGTGCTAACCATTACACTAACCACTCTATATCGGCAGCTTCCGCCGCCTATGGATAAAGCCTTATCTTACCTCAAAGGAAGGTGACTCCAGATATTCTTTAACTTGCCTTTCGGAAAGCCCTCTGGCGGGAGCAACTTATTATCCCTAAGCCGCTTATACACAGGGGCGGATTTGAACCTGCCGTCTCCATTCTCCACTTGAGCGTTACTCAAGGCTAGCTAAGGGTAGGTGTTCTTGCCTCTGAACTACCTGTGTACATATATCTACTGTGAGCATTTTCTTTAACGTCGATATTACCATTCGACCATCTCTATAGTAATAGTACCACATACTGAAGCTTTTGTCAAGCGTTTTTGAACACTTTTTAAGCTTCCTTTATTTTAGCGAAGTTGAATCCCATTTGGATAAGCTTCTTGTTGCCATGTTCATCTATGATAAAGGCGTGGCGAGGCTTTGTGGTAAGTTGTACAACAGTGTAGGTATTGCCGTTGATAACAGTACCTGCTCCACAAAGCTGCCCCTGATACATTACTGTATCGCCTAACTTAAACTTTGAGTAATCCATTAGAATCCTTTAAAGAACTCTTTTAAGTTATGTTGAAACACTGACTCACGAGATTCCCATTCAACGTTTTCAACAACACCTGTGTCTACTGCTACTTTTAAGTCTTCTGAAATAGCTTCATACACAAGTGTTCCTTCCATTAAGGTACTTGGATTGAAGATTGTAATGAATACTTTTACTGACTTAGCTTTGGCCATTCCATTATGAAGTATTTCATACGAGGCATTCCACAAAGTTTCTGCGATTGCTTCGTCATAAAGTTGGCTTAGCGGAAAGTCGTCACGGTAAAATGTGTCAGAAAAGGTAATTGCCAAAGGATGTGGAGGAGTAGCTTGCTTGTCAACAGGCTCTGCAATAACCTTCATAAAAAACTCTAGTCTATCCATGGCTACTTGCCTCGTTTCTTCTTGGCCTTTTCAAAGTCGATTACTTCGGCTTGAGCAACCTTTTCTTCATAAGCTTCTTTGCGAGCTTTCTCAGCAGATTCTGCAAAGTTCTTAATGGAGTTGTTGATTGACTCTAACTGAGCCTCGGATAATAAGTGCTTATACTTAGTTACAAGAACTTCTGAATCCGTGTATAAAGAGTCTAGCAACATTTCGTCGCCCCAGTCTTCACCATTGCTCTCAGCAGATTCCATCAAGCGGTTAAGAACGAACATGTTCTCAGCGATTTTAGTAATCTTCTCTAAGCGTTCTTTACCTTGGAAGCCAGCTGATAGAGAGCCGATGAAAGTGTTCGTCATAACGACTGTCTGTAAAAGGCGGAAGTAATCCTCTTCGGTAAACTTAATTGGATTCACTTTTGGTGTGTCTTTCTTCATGCTTTGTGTCCTCCCTATAATAGGAGAGAGGCCGAAGCCCCTCGTATAGTTTTTAGAAATCGATTCCTGAAGGGTCTACTGTACCCGCTTCGTCAGCGCCTTGGCTAGGAGCTGGAGCAGCTGTAGGTAAGTTTGGTAAACGAGTTGTATCGAAACCAATTTTCTTCAAGTCTTCAATTTGGCGTTCAACAGTGCTTTCAAAGATTGCGTTCTCGAAATCTTCTTCAGGGACTGTAGCGCCTTCTGTAGCTTTAAATACTTCTAATTCTTCAGGCGTTAAATCTTCGTCGTCTAAAGGTGTGAATGTGTAACGGTTAGCCGCTTCGCAAGTAATCTCAAAGGCTTTCTTAGGGAATTTCTTAGCGTTAGTTTCTTTTGATAAGAAGTTCGTCAAGGCATCAATGTTGGCATTGTCACGGCCTAAGTTAGTTTCTAATAAGATTGGCTCACCAGCTGGGTAAGTGTTAGTTTTCTTAGTTCCTTGTGTGAAGTCTGCTAAAGGAATTACACCGAACAAGATAAGTGGTTTCGGAGTTAAGATACGAGCTGCTTTATAAGAGTCTTTATCAGCTTGTGAACCACGTTCAATTTCCCCTGACTCAACTTTAGCACGGTGGTCTGCTAACATGATTTCAGTTGCTTCATGATATAGGTCACGCACGTCGGTACGGCCTTCTGCATGGTATGATAAAGTAGGTAACACTTGCGGTTCAAATACTGATACCACTTGGTTTACGTGTAAGTTTTCTAATGTGTCTACTGGAATGCGTGCACGAATGCTTTGCCCTTTTTTAAGGTAAGTCTTTTTGGATTGCTCACCAGAACCTTTTGTTTGTGCTTGAGCTGCTTGTGCAATTGCTTCTAAACCTTTAGCCATAATTTAATTTCCTCCTAAGTTGTTTTATTCATCTTTACTACTTCATTAGTATATCATATTATATAGTTAAAGTCAAGCCGTTTTGAACATTTTATAAAGTTTATTGTTACAGTTGTGTTACAAAGATTACAATAACCTTACAAATAAACACTCCATAAAAGTTCTTCTACAAAATCGCTTGACATGATTATCAAAAAGCTGTATAATGGTCTTAGGGTCTTTAAGAGAGTTAAAGAGCTTAACAAAGAGTTTCACAACCGACTTTAGGAGGTTGTAGCTGAAGTGTTAACGAAGCTTATTACTTGAACTTTAAGACCGTAAGGTCTTTAGGTTTAAGCATAGCTATGGCATATAGTATAGGAGAAAGGCGTTCGGAAGTTTCCTCACAGCCTAAAGGACTCCTTTCAGTCGCCTTTGAAACTGCCTTGTAAAAGTTGTACAAAAGGTGTTGACAATCCGCCCACCATGTGTTATGATGGATTTATCAAAGATTTAAGGAGAGGTTTTATTATGGCTTGGATAAGAACTAAAGAGAATAAGCTTTATAAAGACGCTGAAGGGAATAAGGTTGACACAAAGGATTGGCAAAACGCTCCAGTAGAGCTTTGGAATACAACTACCTTCATGGAGTATGTTGCATACCTTAATCAACAGAAGTATGGGAGAGTTCCTATCAACGCTTCCCTACAGACTTTGCGAGCAATCATGAAGAAGGATATTGAACGCTTCGGTGCAGAAGCCTTGAAGATATTCTTGGAGATGGCTGTTGCAGACTACAATGGCAACGCACGTTATCCAACGCTTTCTTATAGTCAGGCTCGATTGCTTTATATGGAACGCTTCATGAGTGTAGCTATTGAAAAGGCTCAGCAGAAAGCTGTTTACGAAGCTACTCCACAAACTGAGTACACCTTAGAGGAGGTCGAAACACTATTTTAAACTACCGTAACGATAACTTCTACAAGCTTCCGAAGTCGTTTGACGCTTCAGAAATCACGGCTGGAGTTATTAAGAAAAGCGATATTACAGGTAAGAAAAGCATTCCGCTAGCTTCGTTTAGAAACATCGGAATACAATCTGAGAAAGCTTCCAAATCTTACTCAGAACTAACTAAAGCGATTAGCAATGCTTTGACACAGCATAAGAAGCAATCTTAAATACTGTTTTGAATACAAACAAAAAAGCCCTTGGGAGTAACCTTCCCTTGGGCTTTTCTTAATGCTTATACTTTAACTTGTGGTAAAGCTGCTTCCATCATCTTCAATCCAAAGTTGTCGTGGTTGTAAGTCGTTACGTTAGTGTTTCCACCATAGCGTTTGATAAGGTCGTTAGCTTCGTTTACGTAAGTCATTGTTGGTAAGTAGATACGTTTACCTCCGATAACGAACCATTGCTCAGTGCTTCCTTGCTTAGTCTTCTTGTAATAGATGAACATAATATCATCGTCTCCTTTGTATTGTCCTAGATTTGGTTTATCTGGTTTTGGTGCAGGTGGTTTAGGCGTTGAAGCAGCTTCGTAAGGAGGTCTGATAACTCCCCATACACCATCCATATTGTGATGAATAGCAGCTGCTGGACTGCCTACTTCAAGGCTTGGGTTAATCCAGTTTTGGTCAACACTGACAAAGGTTCCGTCAGCTCTCCCATCCTCTGTTGCGATTCCTGTGTGACCATATTGAGCATAGTATCCTAAGCCCCATATCATAACGTCACCAGCTTTAATTTGTGTAGAGCTTGTGGTACGGATTCTTTGGAAGCCAGCTGGTATAGGCTGGTCAACTAAAGCAATCGCATTACCATACGGACGCCATCCGAAGAAGCGTTGCATAACGTCTACTGTCAAGTCCATACATTGCGTACCATACCATCCGTCAGCGTCCACGCCTTTTCCGACAAGTCCGTTGACATAGCTTAGTACATCGTTTACTTTAACCATGTATGAATCTCCTTTCTAATATTATTCCCGCTACCCTCCCAAAGCTTTTGAAGAGTGCTTCTAACTCCTGTTAATTATTAAATTGGGAACATTTCCTCAAGTGATACGTTTACTAACCTTCCAGCAAACAAATTGTTACGGCTTGCCCGAAGCTCTACCACAACTCCGAAGTACTGGCCTTTCTTAACGTTGATAACAACTGTCGCAGTACCTACATTTTGAAGCCTTACAGGTTTATCCCAAGCAGAAGAAACAGCTGACATTAACATTACTCCACCTTGGGTATTTGTAGATTGGTCAGCAAGCTCTTCCCAAGTGTTCTTGATTTGCATTTTAGCGTAGGCGTAGTCAGACTCATTAGCGCCGTCTCCACCTTGAAGAAGAACTGTTGCTTGGAACTTAATTCTAGCGTCACGTTGCGCTTGGAAAGCCTCATAGCCAGTAGTTCTTAGTACAAGAGAGTTTACGCTGGCTACATTAGTGTTAAAACCTACAGATTCTAGCGCTCCAAATCTAAGCAGCGTGCCATTACTAAAGTTATTCTTATTAGAACCTTGACCCCATCCAGAAATATTAGGACTTCTTCCATCAACTTTGATAAGTCCGCCGCTAAGCTCTGTCGTACCTGTCACAGAAGTTCCTTTAATGGTTTGGAAAGTTAGTTTCTCGGGTGTTAGTACCCCTGAGTTTTGAACTCCATTAATTAAATCTGCTCCATTAAGAGAGATTCCAGAGCCTGAGATGGAGCCTTCCGAAGTATTCTGTAGAATCTTTCCAGTTGCTACATCATAGTTTTTGGTGATGTTGGTTAATCTACCGTACTGGATTAATGTATTCTCCTCACTTCGCAATCGTTCTGATTCACCAGTAGGAATTACAAAGGTATCATTATCTTGTAAAATACTTCCTTCACTAATAACCGTAGTACCAACTCGATGAGCTTGGCCTCCGCTGATAGACTCTGTTTTATCCCAAGAGTTAATGAATTTAGAGCCGTTTATTTCAATACCTTGGAGAGTACCTACTTTAATCTGGCTTGCGTCAAGGTTTGTTACGTTAATTTTAGAAGCGTCGATAACTCCTGCTGTTAGCTTACTTGCTGAAAGGTCAGATACCATAGCGTCTGTGATAACAGCGTCCTCAATGTAAGTCTTACCTGTAATCTGAACCCTTGCACCGTCGATGATAATGCCTTCATTAGAAACATTAATCTGGTTGATTACATCATCTTTCTCAACTCGTAGGTTAATCTGGTCTTGAAGCTGCGTGATTTGACTCTTATCAGCTTTGTCACCAACTGTCAACTGGATTTCATCAACCGTTTGTGAGATTTGACTATAGCTTGTTTCCAATCCATCTGTCTTAGTTACTAGGGAAGTGATTTCACCGTTGATGTTAGTAATGCTTGCTATAGCGTCTTCTGGAGCTGGTTGCCAATCGCCAATCTTATCTCCTTCTACGAGGTATACTTCTGTAAAGTCAAAGTTATCACCGTTCTTAACAGCACTTCTAACTCCTTGATAGATTAGTAGGGCGTCGCCTTCAGTAGCGTTTGTAGTAAGCTCTGCGAACAGCTCTCCTTCATCTTTCCCATCGGTAGGGATAGTAACTATATTAGAAGCCCACGAGAGCTTAGGAACGTTATAGATACCAACTGTGATTCCCTCTGGTAAAGTACCTTCAGTAAGCTTATACTTAAACTTCAGTTTATAGTCTGTTCCTAACTTAGTTGGAATAGATAGTGGAATAGTCTTTCTACGAGCTGATGTGTTAGGGCTTGTGTCAGGAACTGTAATCTTCTGAGAGTTAAGGGCTAGGTTTCGGCCGCTTATCATAAGGTTGTTGTATCTATCCAAAGCTTCCTGAGCAGCAGTCTTAGCAGTGTCAGCGTCAGCTACAGCTTGGTTAGCCTTATCAAGGGATTCCTCAGCGTCTTTCTGAGCAGCCTTAGCAGTGTCCTCTGCTTCAAAAGCTTTAGAAGTATCCATAGAAAGCTTCCATACTTTCTCAACGCCGTCCCAAACTTTAATCTCATGGATTGTTTGGCCAGCTTCGTTAACACGTGTTGAGAACCATGTGTCGCCATCGATAGGGTTTTGCTTAGGCGTGTCACCAATGCTTATTGAGTTCTTCCCATTAAGGTCAGTGATGATTCCTGCTTGGCCTTCCTCAAGCTTACTAATCTGTTCTCTAGTGCTTTCGATAATAACTGTGTTAGAACCTACTTGGTCTTTAAGGTCATTTAAAGCGTCTCGGATACCTGCAATGTCAGAGGTGTCGTAAGTGTCGATTTCACGGAAGTTAGTAAAGGTTACTTCATCAAGGCTTGGGTCGTCTTCGTGATAAACGTATTCGATAACACGTGCTTCCAAACCAATCTCACGAGAGCCTACACGCTCTTTCATCCATACTGTGTCACCAAGGGCTAAGGTTTCCCCTTCCCATCCTTGAACACGATTCAATAGGATTACGTTAACAGTGTAGGTAAAGACTGGTGCAATGTGTTTTAGAAGCTCTTCCACACCTTGTCGATAAACTTGCTCAGGATTTGAAGCGGCAGCTTTGAAAGGCATTGCTTTAAAGAAGAACGGCTCGTCATAGTCTGAGTGAGCTTGGTTATGAACGATTAGAGGGCTTTCTTTATCCTTCGTGAATCCTTCAATAGGGTTTACTGGTGACCAGTTAGCAAGTGTCCATACCTTTCCTTCTACTCCAGTGTAATAAGGTAGGATAGCTGTCTTAATTGTATCATACTGCACGTCACGAGTGATTCCAATAACGTCTCTGTTATAAGTAAAGTAACGGCCTGTTTGAACGCCCCTGTTTTTATAGACTTTGACAATCCGTTTAGTCTGATTAAAGGCCGTTCTCTCAGCTGTAAACTTAAAGTCTACATCATAGGTTTTCTGAATGTTTCCGAACACTTCTCGCATGTTCGTATAGTCACTTAACACAAAAGGTACTTCGCCTTCTTGCCAAGTGTCAGCAGCGTATTCCACGCCCCATCCAGTACCTTTGACAGCTTTCGTTAAGGTGTCTCCAAGGTTGTGGCCATCGAAAGGATAGATTACAGTGTCATTCATTTCGCTAATCGAGAAGTCCTCACACTCCACTAAAATACGTGAACCAACCTCTTGGAAAACTTCTTCTGTATGGATGATATTAAATTGTCGTAAGTCACCATCCTTATCCTTTGTTAATACCTTGTTAAGGCCTGTTAGATATTGAGTCTCCTCACACTCCAAAGGTACAGAGAAAGAGAACGTTGAAACCAACGTCTCTATATTCTCCGTCATGGTGGGCTCAAAGTAAGGTACCCCTTCGCTAACGTTATTGACAAAGTGTGCTACTGTTTGTCCGTTTGCATTTAATACTGTAATCATACTTTTCCTCCTTATTTAAATCGTTCGTTATATACTATGTCAATCTTACCTTTAAAGTTATTAACTCCAATGTAGTTATCACCTTTGGTAATCGGGAACCAGTCGGTCATAGGGTCTACTAAAGCTGGTGTTAATTCTCCGTTAAGATATGTTTGAGCTTTGCTTGAGTCAATTACAACCGTGTCGCCTTCGTGGAACATGATTGGAGTTCCTTCAATAGGATTCTCTCTGTAGTTCTCTAAGTTTTCCCACACGATTAATCTACGCAGTGACAAGTGTCCTAGTTTAGGTCTGTTATGATATTGACTGAAGAACACTCCAACTCTGGCAAACTTCTTACCCCAAGACTCTGATGGAAGGTCGAACCAACCTGTATCCATAGTGTCTTTAAGCATTCCTTGGCCGTAGTTGAAAACTGATTCAGGAGCTGGGTTAGTCTTTCTGTTAGAGTATTGTCCAACAACTAATCTCCAGCGGTTATCTCTACGCTGTACAGAAACCTTGCCCCAAAAGTCTTTCCACTTAGTTCCGTTATAAAGCGTTCTACGTTTAGTCCAATCGTTTGCATAAGCCACGTAGCAGTCCAAGTTACCTTCTTGAGGTCTTGAGCCAACTTTCATGTAGGCTATAGGGCTGTTGTTCTCATCATAGAATACTACGAAGATAGCATTCAGAGAGTTTTTAACAGGCTTACCTGTAGCTACCACTGAAGCTTCTAAATAGAAGTCGTCAACGTTCTTTTGAAGGTTAGCAATAATGCCTGCTCCATGGTGTCCTTTATGGTTCGTGTCGCCATAGTTCCACTTGTCCTGATTACCTATTCCGTTGGCTCTCTGAACACTTCCTTGAAGCTTAGCAGAAACCCCTTCGAAGTTAGGAAGCTGTAAGTCGTTCATGTTCATCCAGCCTGCTCCATCGTTGGTAGTAAACTTACTATAGAACTTACGTGGACGTAGGTCTACTTTAGTCTCGTCGTTAGTGTCTTTAGGACGGCGGCCAATTGAAACGTTAGCCGAAGTGTCTGTGCCTACAAGGTCAACATATCCAGCTGGTTCGTCAAAGGTTAACTGATAGGTTGGATAAGCGTCTGCCGTACCCATGTTGTTAAGTTCAATGAACGGTACAGAACCTTCCATGCTGTCTATCTCGACAGTCTCTACAACCTGCTTACCAATAGAGGTATTCTCAAGCATTACGAAAGTCAGTGTCAACGTACCTACGTGAAGCGTTTGAGAAAGGTCTGTTGAACCATCTAGCATAACCTTGTAGTAGCGGTCTTTGTTATCAGAGAATTGGATTACCGTTTCTCCAACGTCTAGGAAGTCGGCAAGCTCTTCCATCAACTTAGGCATGTCCTCTTCAGCAGGAGCTTTGATAAAGCAGTCCATTGAGATATACCGAGCGTCTTCTGAGGCTCCAAAGTTATAACGTCTTGTTCCACCGTTGATAGGTGTCAGAGAGTTTACTTTAGGTGCAAGAACGCTTCTGTTAATGTTTCTTACAAACAAGAACCAAGGCTGCTTCTGATAGTTGTATCGGAAGACTCTTGGAAGGCTGTCGTACTGTCTGTCCATCAAGAAGCTAAATGATAAGCTTGAGTCAAGAGCCATTGAAGATTCTCGGTCACTAGGCGTCTTGCGTGCGAATCCCACGTATATATAACCGTTAGAATGGATAAAGTGTCCCTTAGAATTGTTAATTGTCATTTCGACAGTCTGGTCTAGCTCCGTCTTAATCAAGTAGTCTCTGTCAGGGTTTTTAGCCTCAGCACTTGCAAGAACTTCTCTACTGCCTAAAGGAACCTCGTCAGTGTCTATTGGAGTGGCCACTAGATTAAACTCTTTGATACGTTCGTTAATCTTTCTGATACGGTCGTCGAACGTGTAGCAATCTCCAAAGAACTCTGGGTAGTTGCTTTCCACATAGCCGTATACATCGTAAGCATGTGTGATTTGAACCATTGAGCCAAACATGTACTCTTCGGTTGTTGAGATAGGTCTTTCTAAAGATTCCACTCGGTAGTCGGGAAGGTTAGGGTTAAATCCCCACTCATCAAGCTGTGACTGTGTAACTGTGATAGAAGCTGTCATTACCACATGGTCAACCTCAATGAAAGGCAATTGGTTATACTCTTCTACGTCAGCTGGCTTGTTTGCCCAGAACAGCTTAGCAAAGTATTGTTTGCTTGCTTCTTTTGAGTAGTACCCAAGAAGTCTTACGTTGTCACTTTCTTTAAGCTTTCCTGCAAGACCTTTAAATACGAATGAGCTAGCGTCTCGGTTAACCTCTGCTGTGATGTCTGTAATAACTCCATTAACCTCAAGCTTAACAGTATCCATGATGGAGTCCACATATCCAGAAAGGGTATCTTCTCCGTTGTAAAGGTTGTCAGCTACAAGCTTATTACTCTTAACAAATGATACTACTTCACCTTTAGGGTTAATCCACTCTTGGTAAGTTGATGGATGAACAACTGTTGTCAATCCTTTTCCGTAAAGCTTCTGTAAAACTTGCTGTTGCTTAGTTCCGTCAGGAAGCCATCTCCAGAAGCATAGGTCAAGTCCTCCGACTCCTTGTGTGATTGAACGTGCTGTAACTGACGTTGTGAAGATGTCAGCTAAGCCTCTTAGACGTTGTTGTTTCTCTGCGTCTGTAGAAAGGTCAGCGAACACATTAGGAAGGACTTTCTCAACAGCACTCTTGAAGTCAATGTTGAATTGCATTGCCACAGGCTCTTTGCGATAAACCGTTTCAGCTCTTGCTACATTTCCATCAAGCTTGTTAGCGATTGCGTTGTACCACTCTTGACGAAACTCTGTCCAGTTGTCGTTAGATTGCTGTACGAATACTCTAGCAGAAGCGTCTCCTTTAACAGCTGAGATACCAATACGGTAATAAGCTGCTCCAGTAGGAATATCAGCGATTGATAGATGGCCTCCGTACTTACCTGTTTCATTACCTAGTAACTTAGCAGATATGAAAGACTCTTCATTGGCAGCTGAGTAAAAGGCGATATTTCCGTATACGTTATCCTTGTTAGGAGGAACAGTCTGAGTTGTAAGTTTATACACAGATAGCTTACTAGCTCCATCCTTAATTGGAATAAACTCTTTCATAGCCCAGTCTTCTTTTTGAGCTCCGCCTGTTTCTTTTGTTTTCCACAATCCTTGGTAGTTAATGTAAGCCCATTGAGTAGCTTTCTTGAAATCCCATTTGTTAGCTGAGTAAAAGTCTTCCCCAGCTTCAATGTAATTAGAAGCTCCTACAACAGATACCATAGGCCGTGCAAACTCCAACTGAATGCTATCCTCAGCTTGGATAAAGCCAGCCAACTTATTCTTATCATACTTGAAAGAAGGGTAGTCAGTTACTGGTGGATTCTCTGCTCCCCAGAACATTGCGAAAGCTTCATCCCATTCCCAGTTTTCCGAAAGGAATCTAGTAGAGTAAGTAATCCGAGTGAACTCTTTTGTCACAGGCTGCTCAATAACGTGGTAGTAGTCCTCAAAGTTAGAAGTTCCTTTAAAGGCTACAGCGTTTGTTGGAATGTCTTCTCCAGTGCTTCGAACATCTACTGAGAAAGTAACTAAGTCACCTTCTTTAATTCTCTTGATAGGATTGATGAACTCTTCCCAGTAAAACATCAACCCTTGGTTATAGCGTTGAGTAGTGGCAACTGCCGCTCCATTTGAAAGTGTTGATTCGTTATACTCAGCTCCATTAAACAGTAAGGTAGGCTTAGATAAGAACTTACTTCCTCGTAGAATGTTTTCAGGATACATTTGGTCATTATGTCCTTCAGCGTTAGAAGGATTAGGTGACAAACTTCCCTTAACCTTTCCTCTAAAGTCTACTGGGAAAGTAATCTTAAAGGTATCCTCTAAGGCGTGGAACTCCTCTGGGTTAAATCTTTCATAGCCAGCAGAACGGCCTAAGCCCCACTGTTTAGTAGGGGCTAGACCAGTTAATTCAAATGGTGTATAATTAGGTTTATTAGAACATGTCATTTAAACGTCTCCTTTACTTTTTGCCGACAGCTCGGTTAGCGATACGTTTGACACGTTGCTGCTCCTCTGTCATAGCTTTGTTAGTGGCTCTTGCAAATTCTCTATCGTTAATGTATAATGGAACGATAACTTCTTGAACGCCTCCGCCACCAAGGCCACCTCCCATTGCTTGAAGCTCATTGGCCACAGCTGCTGCGAAAGGTCTCATGTAAGTAGCGTTTTGGATAGGCATTGTAACTTCTCTTCCTCGCTCGTTATGGATTACGCCCTGATTGATACCGCCCTGTCCTAACTGTGTTCCGACACCTACTGCGGTAGCCATTGGAGAGTATTGTGCATTGCCTCCACCAATTCCGTAACCAACGCCTGAAGTAAGCCCTCCACGAGCCTTGAAGATTCCGCCAACCTTTCCTGCAACCCATTTATCCGCTTGTCTAAGCTTACTTTCAAAGCCATCAATACCACCTTGAATCTTACCAGCAGTTTCTCCAAAGGCTCTAAACACGTCGTTAATTCTAGCAGCTAATTGACCAAGCTCTTCCATAGCGCTAGTAGTATCTGCGTCAGCGTTGATTTGAATATGTGTTCCATCAACTTCCTCAGACTTTTTAGCAATCTGTTGGATTTCTCCTACTGTCTGCTCTTTCTGAGTCTTAGCATGGTCTACTGTACCAACCATCTGTTGACGTGCCTTCTCAATAAGCTCGTCCCTAGTTGTTCCAGCGGCAGCTATAGATTCATCTGACATGTGGTTAATAGAACTAACAGTTTCAACGTACTGTTTAGAGGCTGCTGCTACAGTTTCAGTATATTGCTGGTTAGCGGCTGCTATAGAGTCATTGGCCATTTGTTGAGTGATTGTTCCAGTGCTGCTAGCCTGTGCTTTCAGTGTTTCAACAATACTACTTGACTCAGTTGTAGCGATGTTTTGCAGGATTTCAGAGTTCTGTTGTTGCAAGGCATTTATAGCGGCACCAGTCTCTTGGCGTTGTTCATAATCTTGTTGACCTAAGCTCTTATAAAGCTCTAAGATTTGATTATTGTTTGATTCAATTGTATCAGATAGTTGTTGGCCATGAGTTAGCTCGCCTTGTATCATAATAGATTTCTGCTCGTCAGTTAAAGTCTTCTCATTAGTGAAGAATGTCTGCAAGGCGTCTAATCGGCTTTGGTTAGCTGTTCCGAATACTGCTACTTGTTCGTCTAAAGCTGTTTGCAAAGCAGGTAGATTCTCTTGGATAGTCTGATTCATGATACCTGAAATATCAGCTTCTCCCCCATGCTTACCTTTAGCTGCTGCTGAAGCAAGTTTCAACTCCATTTGACCTACTGAATCTTTAAGGATTGTTGAAGCTTGTCCCCACTTGCCTTCCCAATCATCTGGTAGGAAGCTGAACTCTTGAATGCTTTTGTTAAGCTGATACATAACCTCGTTAGTTTCATAAGCTCTTTTAGAGATTCCGATTCCCCATACCTGAGACTGTGCTAAGGACTCTTGGAAAGGAATGTTTGTAAGGTTAGTACCTGCGTCTCGGACAGCTTCTACAAACTTGTTGGCGTCTTTAGTACCAGAGATTAATCCATTAGACGTTTCTAGTAAATCGCTTGTACGCTTGAAGCCTTTACCAAAGTTTGATAAGCCTTCGTCAACTCCATCGAGAGCTTTGTTGAATCCTTTAACAGCGTCTAATGCAAACATGTCGGTAAACGCTCTACCAACTTTTAATTTGATGGCGTCCACAGAGTCTCCTAGTTGGTCTAGCTGACCAGCCATTGTCTCACGCATTTCGGCAGCTTGTTTAGCAGCTGTACCAGTAGAGTCTACCAAAGCTTTTGATAAGTCTTGTACTTGCTCTTTAGTTGATTTAAGTACGAACGACATACCAGCCGCCCCGGGCTTTCCGAACAGGATTGTTGAAAGCTCTTGGATTTGAATATCATCCATGCCTTTAACAGCGTCTTGTAAATCGTAGATAACATCCATCGTAGGACGTGCCTTACCTTCAGCGTCTTTAAACTGTACTCCTAAGCTTTCCATAGCAGCGGCCGCACCGTCTGTTGGATTGATAAGGTTTGTGAAAGCTGTACGTAAAGAGGTACCTGCTTTAGAACCTTTGATACCGTTATCGGCCATGATACCTGCCATAGCTGAAAGGTCTTCCAGAGAAGCTCCTGCTAGGGAAGCTGATGAACCAGCATATTGTAGAACGTATCCCATGTCCTGCATATCAGCAGCTGTTTCGTTAGCAGTCTTAGCTAAAACGTCGGCAACGTGTTCTGCCTTAGAGGCTTCCAGATTCCATACGTTAAGAGCTGTCGCTACGATTCCAGCAGTTTCTTGTACGCCTGAACCAGAAGCTTCGGCAGCGTATACGATACCTTTCATAGCCTCTGAAGTTTCCTTAGCTGTAAAACCTAGCTTAGCAAAGTCCACCATGGCCTCAGCAACTTCTTGAGCACCTTTAGAAGTCTTACCACCGATTTCGATAGCCGTGTCACCGAGCATGTCCATGTCGGCTTGTGTGCCACCTGCAATAATCTGTACTTGTTTAAGCGTTCCTTCAAAGTTTGAGTAGTCCTTGATGGAATCTATTGCAAAGCGTCCAGCAGCTTTAGTAGCCTCTGCGGCTCCCATAACAGCAGCGGCCATAGGTGTAGCAGCAGCTGTCAGAGTACCGAATCCAACGCTTGTTGATAGGAAGCTTTTACCAAGGCCTAGCATAGAGCTGTTGGCTAAGCTTGCTCCACCAGTTAGCTTGTTGAAGAACTTACCGAAGATTCCTGTATTCTGTTCAGTGCTTTTGCCTAAGCGTGCCTGAGTGCCTTCCATGTCTTTCATCTTACTTGTATAGTCAGAGTTGTCTACCCTAACCTTAATTCGCATTTCCTTATCTGCCATTTAAATTTCCTCCTAGTCAAAGTAGTCGAACAGGTTAGATAGCTCTTCCTCTTTAAAGGCTGCTCTATCAAGTTCATCCATTGTTTCCGCCATGTCTCTAGTAGTCTTAGGTTTGTTGGTCTCGTTAACTAATTCAAAGCCTTGGTACTTCTCTAATTTAACAGGCTTCTTAGATTGCACTAGAGAAAGGAACAGTGAAGCTTCACGAGATTGTCTTTGATAAGCCCCTCGTAGCATTCCATTAAACTCATACGGTGTACTTGTCCAAAAGTCGCTGGAAGGTATTCCTAAGTCTGTGCACAATACCATAAAGTATCTTACGTCTAGCTTCGGAAGCTCGTCCTCGTCTTCCGCCTCCTCTGGGCAACGAGCCTGTACTGTTTTTAAATAGTTGTTTAACTAGAATACTAGAAGCATACGAGCTGTTAACCTTATCAAAGTATTCCTCTAAGGTGAACTCATAACTATCCAGAGAGTCTTGGAGAAGCTCTGCCACATCTAGTACCGATACCCCTTCGTAATCAGACTCGTTCTGAAGCATTGCCCAGAAGATGTATAGAGACTGGTTGAAAGGTGTTTGCTCAGCAATGAAAGAAGCGTAGTCTTGGTCAAAAGCTAACTCCAGAAAGTGAATAGACTTATATGTTAAGCGTAGGTTAAGGTCTTTACCTTGGAATCTTATAATCATGTTGTAATCTCCTTTATAGTAGTTATGTAAAAGAGGCTCAGGGAATCTATCCCAAAGCCCCCTCTGTGTGGTCTATTTCCAAGTTAGTGTTACAGAGTCTTCGCTAATGTCGCTTGCCGAAAGCTCGGTCGGGGCTTCTACTACCCCGCTGGCTTTACCTCAATGTCCACCAATGCAGAGACTGCTGTGTTGACGTTTGAACGAACGTTAAATGAAGCTGTTCCTTCTTTAACGCCTGTGATTAATCCTGCTTCGTCAATCGTAGCTAACGCTGGTGTCAATGCTGTGTAAGTCACAGATTTGTCAGATACGTTTTCAGGAGTGAATTTAACCACTGATTGAAGAGTTTCTCCAACTTTAACTTCCTTAGTATCCATGGCGAACTCAATTTTCTTAGGTAAGATTGTAGGAGCTACTTGTTGCTCTTCTAAAGCGCCTTTACCTTGGAATGTTAATGAGTAAGTCACAGCGTCTTCGTAACCGAACTCATAAGGGAAGTCAGTTAAGATTGCTTGTCCTACGTAAGTTAATCCGCTAGGGAATTTAACACGAACACGTACACAGTCTCCGTTAACCCAAGCTGCGTTTAACGCTTGGAAACCTTCATTATCCTCTACGAATAATCCGTCACAGTCGATTGACCAAGACTTGTTACCAGCTTCGGCGTCGTCCCATCCGAAACCTTCTTTGTTAGATACGTCTAATGTTGCCGCTGTACGGTTTAATGTACCGCCTCGTTGTGCTGCTACTTTAATCCATTCGCCAAGGTCGTTCTGAACCTCGATTAATACTGCTGTACCACGAATGTAGCTAGATTTACATGCTTCCATTTGTCAGTCTCCTTTAATGTTTAATATGGGTCTATCGTAGAATCGATTACCTCGAAGTCTAAGAATAGATATGCACGTTCATTCTTGTATGTCCCATTGGCTGCCTCTGTATACCGAACGTGGTCAAGTGATTTCTCTCCAATACAGAAGCCATCTTCTAGGGAAAGTGGAGAGTTGATAAGTAAGTCTACCAAGAAGTCCGTAAGGTTCTTAACTTCAAATGAGCTGTCGTAATCACTCCATATGTGTAAGGTTAGGTTGTGCATTTTTCCGATAGCGTCTTTTGAAATTGTTCTACCAGAAGTAAGCTCTTCGCCAATCTTAATAAATGGATATTCTGGAAACTTATTGGTACCGTCCCAGACATTGATACCTTGTGCTCTAATTTCCTTTACGATAGCTCTTTGCAAAGCTACAGAGGAACTTCTTGCTCTAAATGGTGGTCGATTGCTCATTGATAATTCCTCCTACACTCTGATTCGGTTAAGCTTCTCTACCATTTGAGTAGAGTATTGCTCAAGAGCGTCGGTAAAGTTAGGGAATGCCATGTGTCTAGCCGTTCCTTGCTCAAGGAAAACAGCGTAACCTCTGTGACCATGAGGGTTTCCTGAAACGTCAGACTCTACAATTCCTGTAACGCTTGTACCCTTTCCTTCTACTTCCGTCTTGTGGTTTACTCCTTCAAGGTATGTTCCAGTGTCAATGTTATCTCTTCTGACAATATTAGACTTGACTGCCTGAGCCATTTGAGAAGTGTTAACCTCTACAGCTTCTTTAACATCCCTAACAAACTCCTTCTCAATACCTGCAAAGTCAATCCTTTTGGTAAGTGTTAGGAACCCTGCCATACAACTCCATCCTCCTTGTCTCTTCGGATGTCTCTGTATTCAACCTTATATGAAACTGTTTGGTCTGTTCCAGTAGTGTTATCCCAATAGACGTTTAGAATCTCACCTGTAGAGTGTCTACGTACAGCGTCTACCCGAAGGTTTTTCAACTCGAATATCTTATGCTGTATCAAGTAGCGTTTCTCCCATTGTTGGTCTTGGTTCTGTAAAAGCTTTCCTTGAACTCTTAGGGAGCCTACGCTTACAGGAAGGTCTTTGACAACGACTGTTCCACGAGTCTTGTATGAGATTGTACCATAGTCGTCGTCAGGGTCTTCCCACTCATTGAATTGGATTAAATCCACAATGTCATTGTAACGCATTTGTAAGCTCCTTTCTTATAGCATGAAGAATGATTTGTTACGATACTCTCCTTGCTGTTCTAACCAGCGGTTCAAAATGCCATACCAGTTTGCATAAATATCGTCCTTATAGTCGTAACGAGTGATGTCCGTAGACTCTGTTTTAAGGCCTTCGGAGTTAAGCTGTGACATACGGCTTGCTGTAAGCTCGTCAGCAATGTAGTCCAACTCCATCGGGAAGTCTGTAACATCCTTGTTAATGAATAAGCAGATATGCTGTCTAGCACGCTTCTTCAAAACCTTCAGAACGTTGTCTCGGATAGTGCTGTTACCATAGCCTAGCATAAGCTTTAAGTCGGTGATGTCAATAGCTTCTGTTTCAGGTGGTAGGGTAACGTCTTCAAACGACTTGAACAACTCCGTGTTCTCAATTAGTTCCATTTAGCTTCCTCCTTAAAAGAAGACCAAGGCGATTCGCCTCAGCCTCCTTGGGATAGTGTTTATTCTGCTGGTGCTTGAACAGTTACAACACAGTTAGCAGTTGCTCCAGAGCCATCTTTAGCTGTCGCTGTGATAGTTGTAGTACCTTCTGCTACAGCTGTTACTGTACCGTCTGCATAAGTAGCAAACTCAGGGTTGCTGTTAGTGATTTCTAACTCCTTGTTAGTAGCGTCTTCAGGTGCCACTGTAAAGGTTAATGCTTTGCTTCCGTCAGAAGCTAGTGACATAGTCTTTTGAGAAGCTGTTACTGTAGCTATTAAACGTGGATTAGTCTTAGCTGTAACGGCAGTTGACTTAGCACTCTCAACGCCTTCCTCAACAGCTGTCACCTCAAATTTGTATGAAGTGTTTGGAGTAAGTCCTGTAATGGTTTTCGTAAGCTCTGCTACGCCTTCTTGAACCTTTACTCCATCTTGGTAAATATTATAAGTCTTTGCCATTGCTTTTCCTCCTGTTGTGTGATAAAGTAAAAGAGGCTACGGAACATTTCCGCAACCTCTCGTTTAGCTTACTAGAGGCTTGCCCCTCCGTCTTCCCAAGTCAGAGTAACCGAGTCCTCAGTAACCCCGCTTGCTTGAAGATTCTTGGGGGCTGTTACTTTCCCGCAGCTACCTTGTTGATGAAGATTGCACGTTTAGCGTCTTTAACGAATGCTACGTAGTGTTGGTCAGCTGTGATGTTAGTTTGACGTTTCATACCTTCACGAACTTCCTCAACCATGTAGTCACGTTTCATTAACAATGTTAATGCTCCACGTTTCAAGACGAACGCTTCGTTTTCACCAATCTTGTTAGAAACTACGATGTTCATTCCGTAGATTTCACCTAAGTGGCCTTTGATAACTGAAACGCCTTGTTGAATGTGTACGAAGTCTTTAGATTTCAAGATTGTCGCACGACGTTTAGGAGAGATGAACAAGTAAGTTTCTTCGTCAAACTCTTCACCGAAAGCAACCTGAGCGTCTAATACCCATTCGTAGCTATCTGTAATCTCAACGTCTGATGGAGTTAATGCACGCATAGCAGCGAACAAGTCGTTATCAATTTTACCAGCGATTGCCATAGCTAATTGACGAACAGTTTCATCAACTGGACGTACATAAGCGTTTAACACGGCTTCGTCAGTTAACGTAACTGATTTAGCAACCTTTTTAACAGTTGCTTTACGGTCTTCAGCAGTTAACTTAACTGATTGTAATTCTTCGCCTTCAGCTAAGTCTTCAGCTAAACCGATGAAGTTCCATTGTGGTAAAGTTAATGTGTCCCCTGGACGGCCTTGTAATGTACGGTCAATTTCTGCAAAAGGCGCTAATACTAAGTTGTCCAACATTTTCTGATGTAAGAACGCACCAATTACCTCGGGGTTAATTAAGTCTGCGATTTTAGTTACTTCATGTGCCATATTTAATAGTCTCCTCTATATGTTTATAGTTTATATGATTATCTGTTGTTATCCACGTTGAACCAACTGGCGATATTTGGCAGGGTTGGTTCGAGCTAGCTCTGTCGCTTCCCCACCCGTTAAATCCGTTAACCGTTCTCCGTTTTTAGACCCCCCAACCCCAACCCCGCCCCTTTACCCCCCCCGGCCGGCCCCGC